ATTTTACATCGAATCCTTTATTGATTTATCCACCGAGCGAACCATCGGAATGGCACTTGGACCGATCCCCATATCTAAAATCATTTCCTATCAACTTCATTTTGGTTTATCAGAAGAATTTGTTAACATAATAAGGCAAGTGGATAGTTTATATTTGAAGGAAGTGGATAACAAAACCAAAAAGGCGAAGTAATGGCGGTTACCGGAGAGCGTCTAATTTACGATATAACAGTGAACAGCAAAGGCGCGAGTCAGGAGCTTAAAGATTTTGATAAATCCGTCCAGCAATTAAATAAGTCCACCCAAAATATATCTAAAACATTCGACGTATTCAAAGGAGTTTTAGCAGGCTACCTCAGTTTCCAAGGCGCGAAAGCATTTTTAGCCCTTGCGGAAGGCATGCAGGAGGCACAAACAAGATTAGTTATTTTAACCGGATCCATGGAAACAGCTTTAGCGGTTCAAGAAGAACTTTTCCAAATAGCTCAAAAACAAAACGTAGCTTTAAAAGATTTATCAAAAGCATATATAAAAATAAGTCCTGCACTCCAAGAACAAGGAAAGAGCCAGGCGGAGATATTAAAATTTACCGATGCTTTAATTTCCTCTTATAAACTAATCGGTCAAAGCACAGACGAGGCGGCACAATCAGTTTCTAATCTTGCCGATGCCTATGCCTCTGGGAAAATAGATTCCGGACAACTTAATCAAGTCCTTCTAACCAACAGGGAATTATTAAAAGCGGTATCTAAAGAATTAGGTGTAACGGAAAAGGAACTCCGTAAACTTGCCAGGGCAGGAAAAGTATCTGGTGAAGATTTGTTCAGCGCCGTAACAAAAGCTGCTGACGAATGGGAGAAAAAAGCATCCCAGCTTCCAGTCGGAATATCCGAGGCGCTAACTAATTTAGGAAACTCCCTCGCTAAACTTGCCACAAATTTCGCCCCCGTTATTGACGTGATAGCCAAAGGACTTCTCTTTATCGCTGATAATTTCGAGGCTGCGGCAGTAGGGGTTGGAGTATTCACCGCCGCCTTATTAATCGCCACAGGCGCCGTTACGGGGCTTAATATCGCCCTTTTAGCTAACCCCGTAACCTTAGCAGCGGGGGCTTTAGCAGCAGCGGCAATTCTTATTTATAAGAATTGGGACGGGATTAAAATATTTTTCCTTGAATTATGGGAGGTGACGCTTCCTAATGCGGTGGATGAGTTTACAATATTTTGGATTAAATTTGTAAATGTCATAACCAATTTCTTCAAAGAAGGAATGAATGCCATCATAGAAGTTTATAATAATACTATTGGAAAGATCAGCGGGAAAAAGATAGAGCCCTTCCAGTTAGAATTTAATCTCGATGAGATAAAAGAAATCAATCAGGCGATAGAAGATAGAACTCTTGCCTTTGATAAATATGTTTTGTCCTTAGATAAGGTGGTAGTTAAAACCGATGAGTTAAATAAAAAAGGACAGGTAAAAATCTTTGGTCCAGATTTAACCGAAGCTGATTGGGCATGGGTAGATGAGATTTGGAATGTCGGCGATGCGATGGATGCCCTCGCTGAAAGGACAGAGAATCTAAAAGAACAACTAAGAGGATTGCAAGAGAACGATCCATTCGGAGGTTTCCAAATTGGTATCCAGCAAGCGATAGCGGAAGTTCCGACCCTAACGGAATCCTTTGCCAAATTAGGGCAGGATTTATTTAAAGACCTAACCAAATCTCTTTCTGATTTCGTTAAGACCGGAAAGCTAGAAATGAAAGATTTATTTAATTCCATTATTGATGGGCTTATTCAAATCGGTATTCAAAAAGCATTGGTAGCAGCTATAGGAAATGTATCTTCAGAAGGTGGAGGCGGTTTGCTAGGACTTCTATTTGCTAAAGGCGGCGTATTTAAAAACAGTGAGGTCACCCCTTTTGCTAAAGGCGGAGTGGTGGATAAGCCAACAATATTTCCTTTCGCTGGTGGAGTTGGCTTAATGTCGGAACGTGGGGCGGAGGCAATCATGCCCCTTCACAGAGATTCAAGCGGATCACTCGGAGTAAAATCCGCCGGTCAAGTTGGTTCATCAACTCAAGTAAATGTTTATAATCAGACAAATGATTCTGATGTGGAAACTAAAGAGTCAACCGATCCAAACGGCATGAAAAAAATTGACGTTTATATAAAGACTAAAATTAAATCCGTTTTCGCCTCAGGGGAAATGGATCGAACCATGAGCACCAGTTTTGGTCTATCAAGATCAGGGAGTAGATAATGCCTCCAGAAACGTGGCCGATTTCGTTACAGACGCTTTTAGACGACAGCTATGGGGAAACCCAAAAGCCTAGAACCTTGACGACCGACGTGGCAATTGGTCCAACAAAAAAGCGTTTGCAATATACCAAAGAAATGCCAGTCCTTGATTGCTCCATAATTGTTACGATGGCGGGATATCAAACCTTTAAACAATTTTATAATGTAACTTTATCGGGCGGGGTAAAAACTTTCACTTATAATCATCCCGTTTCCCAACTACCTTTGACTTATAGATTCTCCGAAGAGCCCCAGCTATCTGCTATCGGTCCCTTACATTTTAGAATTAATATGCAATGGGAGCAATTGTAAATGCCAAGGACGCTTACTCAACCAACCCTTACCCAATTATTTCTACAGGAAAGCTCCGATCCTTTTTTAATGCTCCTAACAATCGCCCACCCAAACTATACAACCGTTCGATTGGTAAATAATAATGAGGATATAATATCCAGGACTTTAACTTTTACCGCTTTAGCAATGAAAATAATTTTACCGACCGATGATGGGGAATCAATACCTAAGATGCAAATAGTTTTAGATAATGTCCCCTTAGAATTAATGGATGAATTCCGATCAACAACCACTCCGGCAAATGTTACGATCGAGGCGATACTTGCTTCTCGTCCCGATGTGGTAGAAATATCTATAACCGATTTGATTCTGACTAATATCTCTTATGACAATCGAAAGATAACCGCTACACTTGGATTAAATGATTTCTTTAATCAGCGGATCCCCGGTGAAATTTATTCACCCCAACTTTACCCTGGTATGTTTACCTGATGGAAAAACTAATTGGGATCCCATTCACTCCTTTAGGCAGGAGCTACCAAGGAGCAGATTGCGCAGGATTGGTGATCCTTTTCTACCGGGACATTTTAAAAATAAGCCACGAACAATATTTAATTTATACTGATGTTTTAGCGGATAATGAATCTAAAATATTCTACGCCTTAGATAATGCCAAATTTAAAAGAGTGGATTCCCCCAAGCTTCCAGGAGATTTGTTAGTTATCAGAACCTATGGGCTGCCTGCCCATTTGGGGATTTGTTACAATGATAGATATTTCCTGCACACCCTGGATAGGATAGGATCACATTTAGCTGAATATGATAATCCTGCTTGGACGAGGCGAATAGAGTCAAGGTGGAGAATGGTGTGACCGAGATAATTAAGGCCAACAAAATTAATCTTAGCTATCGTCCACACTTTTTGGATTCCACTACCATTTATAAATACTACAACCGCGACGTTACTGTTGAAGAAATAATAGTTTCATTAAATATCCACCATGAACTTTTGCCTCAAGTCCTAGTCCAAATAGGCGGGGTAAAGATCCCAAGACCGAATTGGCATTTGGTAAGACCGCTTCCTGGTGCAATGGTCTTTATCTCATTAGTACCAATGGGCGGCGGTGGAGGCGGCAATAAAAGTTTAATCCAGGGGATTATTGGAGTTGCCTTAATAGCTGTGGGGGTAATCGGATTCGGGTTATCCGCAGGACTTACCTCTTCTTTGATATTAACAGGTGCGGGCATGGTGCTATCTGCAGGTGCTTCAATGTTATTTCCCCCACCAAAACCAGCGCTGTCTCAATCAAGATATAACTCCCAAGAATCTTCCCAGACTTATTTATTAGGCTCATCCTCAAATGCTTTTAAGCCTTTCGGTCCAGTGCTAAAATTATACGGCACCCATAAAATGTTTCCCACTATAGCCGCCAAACCTTATACCCAGTGGAATGCCAACAATAACGATTTTTACACAGTCTTTGATCTGGGGATCGGAAAGGTGGATAGAGATACCCTTCAAATCTATATCGGATCAACTCCGCTATCAAATTATTCAGATATTAATTATAATATTATTTATCATCCGGCGGAAAAATTTCAGATTTATTTAAACGATTATGAAACCGAATCTTTCCAAGTCTTAATCCCCACAGGTGGGGAAGTAATAAGAAACACCAAGGCGGATACGGAGGAATTCCAAGTCGATATCGCTTTCCCGCAGGGTCTATATTCCCTTGATTCCAATGGAAATATTTTATCTGAATCAGTGGAAATATCGATTGAATATCAAGATGCGGCGCTGGTCTGGCATACTTATTCGGACGCTCCCAGATATGACCTAGGGACATCTGGGGATTCCACCTCGATCAATAGGCCCATTACCCTTTATAACAATAAGGCATACACCTTCAGTTATTATAATACTGTTTGGGGAGTATCCACTTACCCAATCACCACAACTTATTATTATATTGCCAAAGGAACCACCTCAATACGTGCCAATGTCATGCCCCCAAATGGTTCAACGGTAAATATTAATGGGGCGAAATATAAGGTTCTTTCAAATAATGGAACTTCCATCACGATAGATAAGCCCATTCCGACAGAGATTTTTTTATATACATCCACTTCTTTATCTACAAGCTATAATGTTCCAGGGGTTTTAAAGCTCACCGCCAATAAACAAAATCCAACTTATTTCACTTTAATTGTCGGAGGGCTGCCCCCTGCGATTTACCCAATAAGAATTAAAAAGATAACCACATCAGGGGCAGGATCCCTTAAGCATATAAATGAAATGTATCTCGCCCAAATTAAATCGGTTAAATATAAAGCACCGATTGTAACCACGATCCCTCATACCTTTTTGGAAATGAAAATTAAAGCGAATGAGCAGCTATCGGGAACATTAGACAATGTTTCTATTATCGGAAGCTCTGTTTTAGATACTTGGGATGTAACGGCGGGTGCTTGGGTGGAAAAACCTACCAATAATCCCGCCTGGATATTTGTGGATATTTTAACCGGACCTGTTAATGGAAACCCGGTATTAAAAGACAGGCTTCATTTGCCGTCTATTATCGAGTGGGCAAACTATTGCGATACTTTGAGGACTTTCAATTTCACGATGGAAGGGCAGACAGCGCCCGTTACTGAAAAAAATTCCGTCTGCTCATTCGTTTTAGATTTCGATACCACCGTCATGCAACTCCTAACCCAAGTATGCTCCGCTGGTCGGGCAACCTTTTCTGTTATCGGTGGAAAATATGGGGTGATAATCGACCAACAAAAAACCATCCCGGTGCAAGTCCTGACCGAGAGAAACTATAATAACTTTTCCAGTTCTCGAAGCTATATAAAAATGCCCCATGCCCTCAAAGTTAAATTTGTGGATCCTGAATCGGATTGGAATATTTCTGAGCAGCTGGTTTATAATACCGAGGATGGGTACAACGCTGGAAATTCTACTATTTTTGAGTCTATCGATACTTTCGGTTGCAATACTCCTTCTTTCGCTTGGAGGCTAGGACGTTACTGGCTCGCTCAGACCAGACTCAGACAAGAGAAAATAAATATTGAAATGGACTTTGAAAACCTGGTTATGCTTAAAGGCGACCTAGTGGATTTCCAATCACAAATAATGAAGGTGGGCGGATATCCGGTTCGGATAATAAGAATCACCGGAGCAACTATTTATTTTGATACCCCCATCGATAGCCCTGGCGGCACTCCTGGATTTGAAGTTAGAACTAGAGCAGGTACAATTATATCAGGACAACTAACAAGCGTTGCTCCCAATGGACTTTCAGTCACAGTCCCCAATAGTTCTGGAATGAACGTTGGGGATTTATTTGTTTTTGGGATATTCACCAGAACTTCGATTAAATGTTTGGTGGAAAATATTGTTCCATCAGATGATATGAAGGCTTCTGTTACTTTGGTGGAATACGCTCCGGCGATATTCAATGCAGACATTGGACCGATACCGCCTTACGATCCACAGATAAATCCGCCGGGAGCTTTAGAGAGTACGCCTCCTAAAATCGACAACGCCATTTTACAAGAAGAAATAATTTATCGAAACACCCAAGCTATCTCCAAAATAAATATTAATATTTTTGTTCCACCGGGAACGGTTTGGAATGCTACCGCTATTTATTGGCTGAATGAACTTCTCGAATGGGAATTAGTACAAACTATTGCAGGCTCCGCCCTTGAATTCTTCCTTGAAGAACCAGCTTCGGAAAACTTTAAAAACATTGTTAAGGACTTGGAATTTTCTTATAGATTTTCCCTGATAGGAAACAATGGAAACCATTTGCCAGTCGAGAGTTTGGATACATATTCGATTATATTGAAGGGTGATTTAGTTTTACCTCTGCCGCCCGCTAAATTATCCATGAACACCCAAGTAGATACCCTCCTTATAACTTGGGATCCGCCATTGGGAGTGCCAGATTTAGGAGCATTCCTAGTTAAATATTCCCCGACATTTGATACCAATATTTCTTTCAATGAATTTTCTTTTTTCATAGATAAAGTCCCTGCCCTTGCTACATCCGTTAAAGTATCATTTCGTCCAGGGCAATACGCAGTTAGATCGATGGACACTTCAGGAAATGTTTCAGCGGAGTCGATTCGGGCAATTGCATCTTCTCCGGATGTAATCTTAACCAAAAATATTTCCAGTTATTCGCCTGAATCTTTAGGATGGCCTGATACAAAAAAGGACGTTGTTGTAATTTCAAATGAGATTCAATTACTTCAAACTGCCCCGAATGCTACGGTAAATATCGGCTACTACTATTTCAATAATCTTTTAGATTTAGGAGAAATCTATACTGCCAGAGTGAGTTCTTTCCTTCAAGGGTATGGTTTAGAACTTGGCGTCTATTTAACCCATGCATCCTGGGATCCAATGTCTAATCGTGCGGCGATGAATGATGTGGCGGAAGATGAGGCAAAATATTATTTAGAGGTTCGCCTTACCAATCAAACATTTTTTATTTCTTTCTGGGCGGATATGGCATCAATAAATCCAATTGCACAGGGAGCAGTTCAATGGTCGCCTTGGCAAAAGATATTTGTTGGGGACGTCACCACTCGCCTAATTGAGTTTAGAATTGTCCTTGAGAGAAATAGTACAAGATTAAATATTACGCCAGTTGTTAAATCAGGAAAAGTTGATGTGGAAATTCCTTTTACCCAAAGAACTTTCACCGATGAAATTGTTCCGGGAACTAGAAATTTTGTGTTCAACCCGCAATTTTGGGAAGTCCCTTCTTTATCGATTATCGCCCAGGACTTACAAACTGGAGATTATTATACCGTTACCAATAAAGATGGGATCGGATTTGATCTTAACTTTTTTGATTTGAATGGAATTCCGGTTACTAGAACCGCGGATATTCAAGCACTCGGAACGGGCAGGAGATATATACAAGTTCTAGGTTAATGAATATTATAAATTAAGGAAAATATTATGAGTCAATTGCCAATAAGCCATTATCCGATCAATCCGAACACTACGTCAGGAACTTTTTTGGCAACTATCTTAAATGATACCGAGCAGGCACTTTTATCCGCTCAAAGCGGATCCACAGCACCGCCAGTTGCTCTTGCCGGAACATTATGGTTAGACACCTCCAATGGTACCTCATACGTTTTAAAATTTTATACTGGTGTTGTATGGATGGTTTTAAATACCTTCGACCCTTCAACAGGTGTCGGATCGGTTTCTGGTCAAGCGGTATCGAGCGTTAATACCAGGATCGGCGCGGTGAAAATTAAAGAATTATATGATTCAACGGAAACCGTAATTTTAGCGACCGGAACTACAGACGGAATCGATATGGTCGTAAATATTGAAGCCGATCCCAATGCCAATCTACTTCCCACGATGGGCAGGATCGCCTACGATTCCACCAAAAACCAATTCGTAGGCAGGGATAACACCTCCTGGAAGCCCCTTGGAGGCGGTAGTTATACCCAATATCCTTTAGAGGTAATCCCCGATTTAGGATCAATATCGAATTCTAATATTGCCGGATTACAATTTAGACCATTATCTTCAGCTTCAGATATAACTATCGGAGCAGTACCATTCACGCAGCCCGCTCCTTTGTGGCAAGGCGGTGTTGTTATTGCCCTTAAAAACTCAGGAACATTTAAAATAGTTTTCAATGATAGCAATGCCACCCCTTCAGGGTTAGTTACTGCTGATCCGATAGAGCTAGAACCAAATAAAACCATTCAATTTATTTATGATTCAGTTACGAACCGATGGTATCCCGCGGGAGGTGCCGGAGGCGGAGCAGGAAAATTTATCCCATACCCCGTCCAAACCGTAATCGCTGCCGGATCAATCACCGCCCTTCCAAATAAAGGTTTCCAATTTAGGCCTATAAATTCAGGCACCAATGTAACTTTAGCTGCTGCAGCTTTTGGAGATGCCACATTATTTGTGGACGCCATTGTGCTTAATATTTTAAACAACGGCGCTAATAACATAACCTTCCCGGATGGGGTGATCACGCAATTCGGTTTATACAATAACGGCGTTCCCTTTACTCTTGCCCCCGGAACCTTAGCATCTTTTCAATATGATAAAGTTGGGGAGAGGTTCTATCTTGTAGGATCATCCGCTAGTTCAAGCGGAGGTGGAGGTGGTGGAGGGGTTGCCAATGACCAAACTGCCGTTGCTTTAGGTACTTTAAATTTATTACCAGTTGGATATCAGAGTATAATTTTAACTGCTGCTACTCCGGTAACCTTAGCAGATGCCGCTTTTGTGGTGCCAGTAGGCTTGCCAGATAGAGCGAGGGTTTTACTACAGGGAAGCTCAGATATTAATACTGTGACGTTAAATTACTCTGCGGTTGCGGGAGGCTCGGTGATATTTGGAACTGCGACCCTTGGAAACTATTACAAACTTGAATTAGAATACCAAGCTACCGCGAATACCTTCGTGGAAGTAACGAGGAATTTTTGATGGGCAGTAAACATAATATGTCTTTATCCTCCGAATATAGAATTTGGCATGCAATGATTCAAAGATGCACTAATAAAAAAGATAAAAGTTATAAAAATTATGGCGGTCGGGGGATTAATGTATGTGAAAGATGGCTAATCTTCGTTAATTTCTATGCTGATATGGGTGATAGACCTTTTAATTGGTCTATTGATCGAATAGATAATAATAAAGGATATTGCAAAGATAATTGTCGGTGGGCCAATAGGAGTGACCAACAATTAAATAAAAGAAGGAATAAAAACAAAACATCAGTTTTTACGGGTGTATCATTCGATAAACCTAGGAACAAATGGGTCGCTTATTTTCATCCACCCTATCTTAAAAGAATTTATTTAGGGAGATTTGAAAGTGAATTGGATGCGGCAGAAAAAACAACAGAATATTACTATAATTATCATGGAAAATTTCCACCAGAATTTAAACCCGCACCAATTCCAGAGAGGCTTAAATGTATTTAATTTTATTTTTGATTTTTATTACAAATGCTTTTTGCCAACCAGGTCCGATTCAGACGACTGAACAGGGAATTTCTAATTACCAAATCCAGGCACTTCCCCCGACAACCACTCCCATTGCGGGAAAGCAGTATCTTTATAATGCCAACAATGTTTTAAGCACAAAGGATTCTGCTGGAACTATTGTCCGAGTAAATAAAGATCCAAAGAATATTTTGGCAAATCCAGACTTCGAACAGAATTTAGATTCATATACTTTTACCGCTGGTAAGGCAGTAATTAATACGGCAACGCCTTTATTTGATAAAGTATCAGTCAACTTTGATGCTAGTGCGGTCAATGATGTGATCTCCACTGTTCCCTACCTGCTTCCCATAGGGCTTCAAGGCGGAACCTGTATGGCAAAAATAACTTATCAGGCATCAGATGCAAATTTAAGCTTTCGAGTAATCAATGCAGATAACGTAGTAATAGATCAAGGAGTTTTACAAGCGGTAACTCACCCAACGCCAGTTCATCTGGTTTTCGCTTGCCCCCCAGGAACAGCAACCGTAAATCAGAGAACCTTGAGAGTTCAGGTTATTCAAACAGGAACAGACGCCGCCCTCGCCACACTTGACATGTTCTACCTAGGCGAACTGGATGCGCAGACTATGGCGGTGACGGAGGGGGTAGAGGAATTAAGGGCAACTACTCTTTCTTACGCTCCCACAACAGGGCAAAGATTAGACTGGTCTAATATCACTAAAAATAGTATTAGCTTTTGCGGAACAGTTACAATTAATGATGCTACAAATAGATTTACTTATACAGGCAAAAATCCATGCAGTTTAAATATAGTTTGCAGTTATGAATCTAATGCTGGTGGCGCTTCTGCTGCAAATACTATTAGATTAAATGGAAATATTATTAATGGTTTCGTCACTCGAGGGGATGGGGCCAACTCTACTGCTTCTGTTGCTCCAAGTAGTTTGATAGCGGGAGGTAATGATGTAATAGATTGTTTAAAATCTACCGCATTCGCTGCAAATGCTGGTAACTCAGCTTACCTCAACATCACCGCCACCCCCCTATCCCAAATAGCAACCGTAGTACCTACTACACAGACGAGGGCGGGGGCATTTGCAAGTCGCACATGGATACCTGCGGGTGGTTGCAATTGGGGTAGAACTGCTACAAGCTTTGGCCCCTATACTGCCACTGCTTCCTGCGGAGCAACTGCTCCGATAAATTCCGGATTTGCTATTGCAGATACTTCTCTGAATGGTCAATTACCTCAAGTTACTCTTAGTAAATATCCAAAAGGAAAATATTTAATTATTGCTACTTCTGGGCTTCAAGCTGTAGGAACCACAGGGGCAAATGTGTCTTATAGGGTAAATGATGGGGCAACTGCTTCTAGTCCTTTATCTATTGGTGCAGGTTCTTTTCCAGCCTCTACCCAAATAGGTGGCTTATCCGGTGCTTTTTTATTAGAAAACCCTTCTGATAAAGGACAAACAATTCTTTCCTTTGAAGGTTTTGGTAGTGGTGCAGGGGGTTCAAATGCAGTTATACTTTCTGATACAAGTTATAGAATTTTTCAAATTCAAGTTTATTACCTCCCCGACCTCTCCGACTCCACCGAAGGCATAACCGTCAATAAGATGCTGCCGATAGTTCAGGGGAGCGAGACGGTGGTGGAATATTTTGAAGGGTCTGGACCTACGCAAAACCCTACTAATAGGTTTTATTTAAATACGACCATCTCTAATACAATTTCTTCTTGTGGAACTATTACAATGGGAACTGATACCACTACTGCCAATTCATTTAAATATACTGGAAAAAAATCTTGCCTAACCAATATAAATATTTGCAACAGAGCAGGGGTAAATTCTGGCATCGTTTCCATTAGTTTATTTATAAATGATATATTGATGTTAGGCGGCACTTATGATAATACTACCGCCGCTGCTAGTACAGGTGACTGTGTTAGTGCAAATAAAATAATGAACAATGGTGATGTTTTAAATTTCGGTTCAGGAACAACTAACAATAACCAAATACCTTATGTGCAGATAACCGCCACCTCCTTCGGCAAACCGGGAGTAATTACCTCGGATGCGGTGGTTACGAATAGCGGGGCGACTACGGCGAGGAAGTGGAGGACGGAGAGTTGCTACATTACCAATACAGGAACGGCGGCGATGGCGAGTAGTAGTTGTAATACTTGGGTGCAGAGTGTGAGTAGGACGGGGGCTGGGACGGTAACTGTTAATTTTATTCCCGGAACTTTTTCCCCTCCTTATGTAGCTTGTTCTTGCATAGTTGATAGAGTAATAGCTTCTACTGTAGAGGACTGTCAAATAATTACGTCAAATTCTAATACCACCACTTCTTTTAATACTTTCGATACTGCTACTGGCACCGCTGGTGACGGCAGCTTTAATATCTCTTGCCAAGGAATCGAATAATGAAAATACTATTTCTTCTTTTCTCTCTTTCCCTCTATGCCAACTACGCCCCCAAACCCCAAAAGGAAACTAAATATGGAAAATAATTTAGATATATCTGCTGCTATTAAATGGATATATAATAGACCAATCGAGGAAAGAGAAGACTTTATTGTTGACTGCTTCGGAACTTCAAAAGAGTATGCGGTTGAGTTGATAAAATCCATAAATGCTTTTGAGTCTATTCTAATTAATTGGGAGGCAGATAAATGAAAATACCATTTGATAAAATATTACTTAAGGTTCTTTGCCCACTTGTCGCTATCATTGGAGTATTATCTATAATTCTGGCCATTTCAGTTATTATATCCCCACCTGCTCGCGCCAACTACGCCCCCAAACCCAGCGTGGAAAACTGCATCCTCCTATCCACCGGAAAACTCACCCCACCCCCCGAAGCGGCGATGGTGGTAAGTGGTAGTTGTGCGGCCCCACCTTGCGAGACGATTCCGGCGGGGTTTAGCTGTATCTATTTCGGTTATATGCCTCATTCTCAAGTTACCACTTGCACCGATATACCTGAAAGCGGAACACCTACAGAGCCGGTAATTCCCCAATGTTCATCAATTACTTGCTTACAAGGTGAAAGGACTGAAACACCTACTTCTGTAACCTGCTCATGGATAAATTTAGAAATCGATCCGGTTAAAAAAAGTGCATACGACACTCAATTGGCGGCAGCTCAATCAACCCAAGCGGTTTATCAGGAATCGATTCTCTACGGAAACCTCCAAGGATATTGCAATTATGTAAATGGCGTACCATGCGTCCAATTACCCCCCGCTACCTTCAACGCTACGGCAAGTTCTTTTTCCTACATTACTGGAAAGCCTTTGGCGGAAGTTAAAAAGCTGATGAAGAAAAAGGTTAAGAAGTGAAGTATCATAGGAAATCTATGATGGGAAAACTATGAAATTTAAACTTAATCAAATTTGGTATAACGCTAAACTAGATTTCTTATTTATTGTTACTGATGTAGATAAGGAATTTAATAGGGCAAGAATTGAACACGAAAGAACTAATTATCCATCTAATTGGCTTACTGACCTAATCTATATCGGAGAACTATGACCGAGCGGGAAATAATAGATCAAATTTTAAAGCATGAAGGTGCGATTTATCATAAAGATAAATTTACCAACTACGATACCAAGTTTGGGATTTCAGCCAGAACCCACGCCCACCTCGATCTTCGCAACTTAACCGGCGAGCAGGCTTTAATTATCCATCGAAGGGATTTCTACCAATTCTATAAGATCAAAGATTTAAATCCCAAGCTTAGAGGCATAGTTTATACCGCCGGGATAATGTTAGGCTTCCCCGAATCCTTTAGACTACTATCCCAGGCAGTTGATTATTTCCCCCTGAAAGAATCCCTAACCCCGGAGCTTTTATCTGCGGTTGAGTTATCCAATCCCGAAGCTGCTAGGGCGAGGATGGGGAGTTTGTTAATCTTTTGGTTTGCCGATCATTTTGGAGGCAACAATTTACGTGCCATCGTTCCTCGGATATTAGAAAGTATTTCTACCTAGTTAAATCCCCTAAAACTTATAGTATAATCTGACGAAAAGTTTAAGATATAAATTAAACACTACAAAGGAGATTTTATGGACCCAATTTCAAGTTTATATTCTTTTCTCAACGCTCAATATCAGAATGGTTTCCCAAACCTTCTTGCTACAACCAGCAAGGATGCCTCGGGAGCTACTGCCTTAAATTTTAAAGGCTATGATGGAACAATCTTAACCCTGATTGTAGGTGAATCAGAGCTTTCAATCCCAGCGGTTATACTTGAGCCTGCTGTTGCAGCTTCGGCGGTACTCGGCGCAAACCTATTCACCGCAGTTAAGCCAGGAATTGGTGGAAACTCAATCGCCCTTACCTTCGACGGTCTTTTGAAAGTTTCCGAAGTGGTTGCAGCATTTAACCTAGCTAACCCTGACAATCAAGTCGGATATTCAGGCAGCGGGGATACCATTCATGGAGCGACAACAATTACGCTATCTGGGGGATCAGACGCAGTCATCGAGGAACCAGAAGCAGGCGCAGTTAAAGCAAGTGCTGTACTCGGACCGAATACTTTCACCGCAGTAAATGCCGGCGTGATTGGAAACTCAATCGCCCTGAACTTCGATGGGATTTTGAGCGTTTCCCAAGTGGTGGATTCCTATAATACCGCTTACCCAGATAACCAAGTTTCTTTTATTGGTGATGGGGCTACCATTCCTCTTGCGGGGACAACCCAACTAAGTGGCGGAGTGGATGCCGAAGAGCCAGTAATTGAATAAGGAGAAATTACAATGTCAAAAAAAGATTTAGCTAAATTACTTTTTGATTTCATAACTAAAGAAATGGACGCTGGTAAGACTGGTGTAACCAACAGAACCGAAAAGGAAGAAGATAAAATCAAACTTACCTTTTATGGATCTGACGGTGAGAATTTAGTTTTGATAATCGACGAGGACGAAATTAAGGAACCTAAACCGGAAGTTGAAGAATAAAACTGCGAGGTTTTCCCCCTGGGTTAATACGATCCTCCCATCCTATGCGCCCAGGGGTTTTTTCATCTTCAATATCTCCGCAATTAATACAAACTAATAGCCCGCCTACTTCTATTAAAACGCTACCGCAGTAGTCACAAGTGTTCAACCCAAACCTCCCAGCCATCCTCAGGGAAAAGATTCAAGCAAATATCCACAGCATTTGGATCATTAATTCTTAGAGCTAAATAGGTGCTTCCGCTTTCCTCCATGAAAATATGCAAATCTGCATCCCAGCTTTTCAGGCGAACTTTATGCCCATCTATCAACTTTTGAATGGCATCGAGTTTATTCAATTGCTATCCTTCAACTCCGCCTCCCGGTCAATCTTTCTCTCCAAACATTTTAGCTGGTAGACAAGTGAAGAATCGTTTCCGTTAAAAGCTAAATAAATATCCTCAGCGGTATCTAAGAACCTTACTGATAAAGTATATGAATGAATATTTTCATCTTGGCAGAGGCGCTTTATCTTCTGGAAAAAATTATCATTGACGATCATTTTAAAAATGCCCAATCTTTAATGTCAATTGGGCCATGGTCCACTTGCTCCGGCATAGTCGCATATTTAAAAAACTTTTCAAATTCCTCTTTATACTCAAATCCTTTTTCTTTTAAATCCGCAAGCCCATCTATGCCCGATTGACTACCTTCCGGTAGGTAATGCAAGCAATGATATTCGTCCTTTTTCAAATCCTTGAAGTAGATTAAAAGCTCCATGTTTAATTTTTCTGAATACCAAAGTTCTTTACAATTAGTTACCATTTCTTTCATTTTTACTCCTTGTTTATTGTCTTCTATGCTCTTCTGATATTTTTTGATAGTCTTTGCGGATAAATAATCCCTCACTTAATTCATCGATTAAAAATTCTTCTTCTGACTCAGATTCTTCTATTTTTTGAACTAATCGGTATCTAGAAGGCAGGAAACAATCACCCATGATATAAAATCCATTTTCTGACATTTTCAAATCAGACAGCACATACCATTTGGTTCCATCTTGAATCACCCAATACCACATTTTGATTTTTATTGTCCTGGTCATTTGTATTCCCTCATAATTCTTTCCAAGCATATTTCCTTAATGGCTTCCTGGGACCAAGGCAGCAGGGTTATATTGTGGACACAATAATCCAAGCGAAGTTGGGTTAAAACGATTGAGATCCACAAAAGATTCAAAGCCCTCTCCTCTTTAAAAGCATAAAGTTATTTATCTCCTTCGGTTTGAAGTCCCTCCGAAAGAGAAACAGAATCTTCTTTGTCAGAATTAAGATAATCATAAACCCACCTCTTCTCCCTGGTTGACCAATGGAAATTGTTTAGCCTCATACGAGAATAGAGTCGACCTAGCTCCCTTCCAGCTTCTATTGAATCAGATCCTTCCTGTTCTAATTGGATAATCCTGCACAGGACATCTTTGACTTCATCTCGCATGATCTAATCCTCTAAATCCCAATTATTATTTAAAACTTTATTCCAAAATGCATTTAATTTCTTTACCATTTCATCGATATATTCGGAATCCCTGGTTACTTTGAATGTCGTTATAAAATCTGCTTCGTTTATACCAATGAAGGTCATTATGTCCACTTCAGCCAATGCCATTTGTATCTGCACCTGGGGCATATATTTATCAGGGATTTTAAGCCCTAATGCTACGTCCATGTAGTCATTTAGGCCCAAATATTTGATCTCGATCAACTCCCCGTCATCTGAAAGCCCGTCTAAACTAGCTGAGAGATAAGGATAATCATCATTTGTAATAACCACTGGGAAGAAACGTTTTAGGGTTAGGTCTTCGTATTTTTTCCTAGCAATGATCTCTTTGGAGTGACCGAGTTCAAATAATTGTTGTTTGGATTTATTATCAGGGGTTATTCCTTTGGTCTTTTCAAGGAACAAACTTTTAGGCTTCCGCCATGGGCTTTGCCCAATGGCGGCGGACACCTCAGAGGCTCCAAGCCTAGATAGTCTAAATTTTAACCAGTCGTCTGTTCCTTGAATCAAGTCTAACTTTTTAATCATGGCATTTCCTTAAAAAGGTATGGAGCTATCATATTTCCCGATTTTTCTAGATGATCGAGTTTGAATAGTCGGAACAGGAGTATATTTTTTAATAAAGTTTTTAGGCTTCCTTTCGCCTTGGTATTCTTCTTCTTTTACATCAACCGTCACTGTCAATTCACCCTCCATAGCATCCGCCATGTCTAATTCATTCCGGAAATTATTTTGAGTCGAACCAATAGCTATTAGAATCGATTTTGCTTTGGACATACCGACCGAATATGATTTTGGGTTTCGAGGATCCAAAACTAGATAATCCCAAAGATTCTGGCCATTAACATCAAAAGTTACTTTAATCATTGGCGAGCCTGCCTTAGATTTTGTCACTTCGGCATTGGCAATAGTCGCATGATAATCACCAGGGGTAAGGATTCCTTTCCCTGAAAACTCCGGAACGCTTGTGAGATCAAACATTTTCATTTTCCTTTTTAAGCTGCTCTTCCACCCTGGAAAAAACAGTAGTTAGTGTTTTATAATCTTTATTATCCGCTATATAGGACTCTACTTTACTTACAAAACTTTTATCCGCAATTAATTTTAATTTTTTATTTATATCCAATTGAAGGGATTTTATATCATCATCATTTGGCATCGCCTCTTTGCCATCAAAATCTTCCCCATGAGGCGTAATTCCTAATGACATACAAAAAGCATAGCGGCGGCAATAACTATAAATCCCGCCGATTGATTGGATATCCTTTTTAAGAGATTCAACAAAATATTCTGATTCTAGGAATTCACCAGATGAATGAATTACCAAGGTCCGAACACCAATCTTATCTTCTTTATTCAGCGGAAATTGGATTACCCCTAATCCATTGGCAGCAAGATTATCTCTAACAGCGTCCCAACAGACCTCGATAGGGCTATATTTATATTTGAAGGCCGAAGTATTCTTAATGGGATTCTTTAAATCTTTCTGGAATTTAATTAAGGCATTAAAAATACTTTTATTGGATACTTTTATATCTTTAATAGGTTTTATTAAATCAACCATTTTATTTTCCGACATTTTCAAGTCCTAACTCAAGCATTTGTTTAATGAAAACATATAATTTAATTCCCCTGGTATGGGATTCCTTCTTAAGTTTAATCCAGGTTTTATCTTCGACTGGAAAAGTCTTAAGAGTTATTTTTCCTTTTAAATCTTTCATAGTTAATCCTCTATTAAATTTCCTTTAATTAATTATAGATTTTGGGAATTGTCGACAAATAAATGAATAAATCTGATTGGGTATCGCACCATCCATGGCGCAACAAATTCTTCCTTAATATTTTGGTTGATTTCCTATAATTTAGTTATAGGATTTAAGGGATGTCGCTCTTAAAAGGTGCGGAAACACCTTTTGAGCCTGACCAGCGACCTATGGAATAATGGAGAAAATCTAGGTAACTAGCTATCTCCATATTTAACATTTTTTAAAGAAATATCAAGAAAAAAGACTTTCTTGATTAAATTTATATGGAGGTAAAATGAATGGAATTTATGCGCTCGCCCTAAAATATAAAGATAAAGGATTTTATCCGGTACCTATGGGCAAATCTCCCCGGACAATAAAAGACGCAAAAAAAGCATTCATCAATGATTGGCAATCCATTGATGATTTTTCCCC